TGGGAGGGGCGTAACCCCTTCCAAACCAGGACGGCACATAGGGCGACGCTTTATGTGTCGTCCTGTGTGTTGAAACGTTGAATCCTTATCTGTTATTAAAGGTCGTCTGAATTTCAGACGACCTTTCTTTTTGGAGATGTCATGCCGGCAATTCGTGTCGATGTCAGCAAAATGGTCGCACGCTTGGATGATGTCCGGCGCCGACAAGTCCCGTTTGCCGCTAAAAATGCGGTGAACAAACTTGCTGCACAGGCAATCGGCAATCTGCAAGATGAAATGAGGGATTCGTTCTTCAACCCGAAGCCGTGGACGTTGAACAGTCTGTTTGTCAGACAGTATGCAACCAAGGAGGAATTGACCGCCGTGGTCGATTTCAAGGACGGTGCAAAGGATAGAAGCGCGGGCAAATATCTGACGGCGCAAATTTATGGTGGAAGCCGTCGGGCGAAAGGTATTGAGGCGTTTCTGGTTTCGCGGGGATTGATGCCCGCGGGGTATCGGATTGTGCCGTCAGATGCGGTAAGGCTTGACCGTTTCGGCAATATCACGCTGGCTGCGTTTCGGGCAATGGTGCGCGGATTGAACGACGGGACGCATTTCTCCCTACTTAAACGACGCGGCAAACTGTCTCCGGGAATTTATAAGCGACAAAAAAGAAAAGTAAAAGCATTGGTTGTGTATGTGTCAGCGGCACAGTATGAAAAACGTCTCCGGTATTTTGAGGTTGCTGAACAAGCTGTCGTCAGTAATCAGCAGGCAGTCTTTGCCGAAGAACTCGAAAAAGCATTAGCCACAGCCCGATAAGGTACTTCCTGGACTTTCAGCCACGCGGGTAATTCGAGCCGCGATTTCTGTTAAGCGACAGGTTTGTATGGGTTGCTTGCTGGGTTAATGAGGAACTGACATGAAAGTGAATAAAAGACAGCTTGCCGATATTGTCGGTGTTACGGAACAGGCTTTGACCAACTGGCAGAAAGAAGGCCTACCGGTGGCGGCCTATGCAGATAAAAACGGGCTTGCGAATGAATACGATACCGTTGCGGTTATCCGCTGGCTGTTGCAGCGGGAACTGAAACGGCTGAACAAGGAAAAGCCGCGCGACCGGCTGGACAGGGTGAAGGCTGAATTGGCTGAACTGGAGCGGGACGAAAAATTAGGACAGCTTGCGCCAGCCGCGATGTTTGAGCGCGCATGGGGCGACCATGTTTTAGCGGCGCGGACGGAATTTTTAACGATGCCCGAGCAGTTGGCGGCTGAACTGACGGCGACGTCGGGCGTGGAAATAGACCCTGACATCATTGCGGCGTACATCAACAGGGCGCTGGAAAAATTATCGAATTACGGAGCAGAAAACGATGGAGATGACAGCCGCAACCATGCAGGCGCGGATGGCTGAAACAGTGGCGCGGGTGTTGCGGCAGGCGTGCCGGAAATGGGCACCGCCGCGCAAGATTAAAACCCGCGACTGGGCGAACAAGTACCGCTATCTTTCCAGCATAGAGGCCGCCCGACCGGGCAAATACGTTTTGGACGTAACACCGTATCTGGCATGGGAAAACAGCCCGCTTGATGCGCTGGACGACCCGTCCGTGCAAGTGGTTGTTTGCCAGAAATCGGCGCAAGTGGCGTGGACTTCGGGTGTGCTGGGTAACTTTTTGGGCAAATCCATCGATGCCGAACCCAGTCCGATATTGGTTCTGTTCCCGAAAGAGGGGGCGGCTAAAGAGTACATGGACGAAAAATTCGTTCCGATGGTCGAAGCGACGCCCGCCTTGCGCGAGAAAGTCGATACCCGTATCCGCGCACAAGGGCAGCGGCAGTTATTCAAAAAATTCCCCGGCGGTTTTCTGAAGCTGGTGGGCAGTAACAGCCCCGCCAGTGTGAAATCGTCGCCGGTGCCGATTGTGTGTGTGGAAGAGCCGGACGACTGTAACCTGAACCTGCGGGGTCAGGGCGACAGTATCAAGCTGGCGAAGGAGCGAACCAAAACCTACCGCCGCCCGAAAATCGTATTAGGCGGCACGCCGACTATTGCGGGCGTCTCGACAATCGCCGCCGAAATGGAGTTGTCGGATAAGCGTGTCGGCATGGTGCCGTGCCACGAATGCGGCGAAGCCCATGTGTTGAGCTTCGATTACCTTTCCTGCGACGAAGACCCGAACGGCAACCATCCCGTTTTCGGCAAAAAGCTGCCGGAAACGGCGCATTACACCTGTCCGAACTGCGGCGCGGTGTGGAACGACATGCAGAAAAACCGTAATGTGCGTCGCGGTTGGTGGCAGGCGACCGCGCCTTTTCACGGCACGGCAGGTTTTTACCTGAACGAGCTATACAGCCCGTTCCCCGGCAGTGTGTTTTCCGAACTGATGAAAAAATGGTTGACCGCGCAATACGAAGCGGACAACGGCGATATATCGCCGATGATTGCCTTCGTCAATTCGTCCATCGGAATCCCGTTCGAAATGACCAATGACGGCGTGAAGGAAGACGACCTGGCAGAACGCGGCGAAGACTACGCCGAAAACACCGTTCCGCGCGGCGGTCTGATTCTGACTATGGGCGTGGACGTGCAACATGACCGGCTGGCCGTCATCATCCGCGCATGGGGGCGCGGCGAGGAAAGCTGGCTGGTTTGGTGGGGCGAAATCCACGGCAACACGGTGGACGTCAAATCCGACGTGTGGCGCAAACTGGCCGAGATGATTTTTCAGACGGCCTACAAACACGAAACCGGCGCGGGAATGAAAATCGCGGCGGTATCGATAGACAGTTCGGACGGCAATACCTCCGACGCGGTGTATCACTTTGTGCGCGGCTGCCGCGGCGTGAAAGCGGTGAATGTGATGGCGGTCAAGGGCAGCACCAACCCCGATAAAGAGATTTTCAGTCGGGCGCGGGCGATTGACTTGAAGCACAAAAACACCAAGGCCGACAAATTCGGCGTGCAGGTGTACAGCGTCGGCGTATCGCGGGCGAAAGACTTGCTGATAGACGAGCACGCTCGAATCAATCTGGAAGGAAGCGGGGCAGGGCGGATGCACTTTTACAAAGATGTCCGCGCCGATTACTGCGGCCAGTTGTTGAGCGAAGTCAAAGTACCCAGCCGCATGAACAAGCACAAAAAGGTTTGGCAGAAGAAAGTCGGCGTACGAAACGAGGCGTTGGACTGCGAAGTCTATGCCCTGCATGCCGCCCGCTCGGTCGGCACGCATACCATGTCGGCGGCAAAATGGGCGTTATACGAAAACGCGCTGTTGCAGTCGGAATTGTTTGCCGAACCAAAACCCGTCGAAAAGGTGCAGGAAAAAACGAAGGCGGACAGCGGCAGCGGTTTTGCGGCAACCAGACGCCGTAAGGGCGGTAACTTTGTTACCAATTATTGATTCAGGCCGTCTGAATAGATGGCTGTCCAGCCGGTTAAGCGTCAACCGGACGTCAGAAAACGCTTTTCTGCTACATTTCAGATTAGGGCTTGATACGACGTTGCCCGAAGTTAGAGGGTGCGGCCAAGGTTTGCGGCCGCCTTTTAAGTGCAAACCAAGAAAAAGGCCGTCTGAACAGCAGATTTCAGACGGCCTTTATACGGCTATAACCATGAATGAAAAAGAACAGGTTCTATCACACATTCGGACGCATCCGGGTTGCACATCGACCGGTGTTGCCAATGAGGTGTATGGAAAGCAGAAGTGGAGCGGCTGGATTTTTGCCCGCCGCGATATTGATACGCTGATTGAGGAAGGCTTGGTGGAAGAGCGTTTTGAGCAAGGCGTCAGTAAATTTTATGCAAAAGAGGCCGTCTGAAAATGAACGGTAATGAGTATGCGGTAGAGCTTGAAGAAGCGCGAGAAATTCTGAACAGCCTTCGAAAAGCCTACAAGGAACATGCGGCAGGCAGGGGCATGACCAAGCGGTACAAAATCAAAGACCGCGAAATGGAATTTTCCAGCCTTGCCGATTTGTTGAAGCAGATACGGTTCTGGCAGCAGGAAATCAAGCGGCTGGAAGCGGCGGCGGGTATTTCTCCGCGCCGTTCAGGCCGTATCATCACGCGATTTTAGGATGAGCTATGGCAAAACAATCAAATGCCGCGCCGCAAAAGCGCGGTTTTTTTGCGCGTTTGTTCGGCGGGCGGGAAGCCGCCCCGAAAACAGCCCGCCGCAACTTTGCCGGAGCGCGTCCGGTCGGGTCGCTGGCTTCGTGGCAGCCGCAAAACTGGTCGGCGGACGCTTTGGCGCGGTCAGACCTTGACCGCCTGCGCGCCCGCGCCCGCAGCCTTGCTCGCGACAACGACTACATGCGCAAGTTTTTGAACATGGTCGAAAGTAACGTTATCGGGCGCGACGGTTTTGCCCTGCAAATGCGTGTTTTGCTGGATAACGCCGACAAGCCCGATGCCTTGGCGAACAAAGCCATCGAAGCAGCGTTTTCCCGCTGGGCGCGGCGCGGGGTGTGCGACGTTACCGGCCAGATGTCTTTTACCGACCTGCAACGGCTGCTGATTCGCAGCGTGGCGCGGGACGGCGAAGTGCTGATTCGTCATATTTCAGGGTTTGACAATGATTACGGCTATGCGTTGCAGGTGCTGGATATTGACCGTTTGGATACGGGATACAACGTTCCGCAGCAAAACGGGCGCAACGCCGTGCGCATGGGTGTCGAGTTAAACAGCTATTCCCGTCCTGTGGCGTACTGGTTGCGTACGGCGCATCCGGGCGAATCATACGGACAGACGAATACGGGCAATTTACGCGAACGGGTGCCGGCGGAGCAAATCAGCCATATTTTCCTGCACGACCGCCCAGAGCAGCGGCGCGGCTTTCCGTGGGTGGCTTCGGCCATCATCGGTCTGCAAAACCTGTCGGGCTATCAGGAAGCGGCCATTATCGCCGCCCGTGTCGGCGCATCGAAAATGGGCTTTTTCAAACAGACGGAAGACGCCGACAACTTCATGCCGCCGATTGACGGGCAAGAGGTCGATAACGGGCGCGGCAGCATCGATTTAATCGATTCGGTCGAGCCGGGCACATTTCACGAACTGCCGCAGGGTTACGACTTTACGCCGTTCGACCCGGATTACCCGCACGCCAATTACGACGCATTCGTTAAAGCCAGCCTGCGCGGTATCGCCAGCGGTTTGAACGTGGCTTATCACAGTTTGGCGAACGACCTTGAGGGCGTGAACTTTTCCAGTATCCGCAGCGGGACGCTGGAGGAACGCGACACATGGATGACGTTGCAAAACTGGTTTGCCGAAGCGTTCTTGTATGACGTATTCGACCGCTGGATTGAGGCGGCGTTGCTAATGGGCGCAATCAAGATGCCGTCCGGCAAATCGCTGCCTGCCGGCAAGCTGGACAAGTTCAAGGCCTGCAACTGGCAGGGGCGCCGCTGGTCGTGGGTTGACCCGCTGAAAGATATTAATGCGCATAAAGAGGCGGTGGCGCTGACGGTCAAATCCCGCCGCGATATTTGCGCGGAAATGGGTTTGGATTTTGAAGATGTTATTACCCAAATCGAACAGGAAAACCAGATGTTGGCAGGAAAAGGAATCATTGTCGACGTAAAACCGGCCGCATCGGCGGCAGAACCGGAATCGGAGGATAGCCCGAATGAAGAAAATGAAGCCTGATAAGGCGCAAATGCAGCAAATGAGCCGCTTTGCCGTATTTCAGCGCGAAAGTGTTGATGTTGAAAAACGGACGGTCGAAGTGGCGTTTTCCAGCGAAGAGCCGGTAGAACGCTGGTTCGGCGAAGAAGTATTAAGTCATGCGGCGGGTGCCGTTGACTTGAGCCGTCTGAACGACGGTGGCGCGGTGCTGTTCAATCATGGCTGGAGCGACCAAATCGGCGTCATCGAACGTGCTTGGATTGATGCCGACAAGCGCGGCCGTGCCTTGGTACGTTTTGGCAACGGTGCGAAAGCGGCGGAAAAATTCCAAGACGTGCAAGACGGCATCCTACGCCATATCAGCGTCGGCTACCGCGTGGAAGACATGGTATTGGACAATCCCGATGCAGACGATGAGGACTACCGTTACATCGTTACCCGCTGGATGCCGTATGAAATCAGCTTTGTAACCGTTCCGGCCGACCCGACAGTTGGTGTCGGCAGATCGGCGGAACCATTTATTGAAAACCCTGTAAACCCAACCCCTGAAAAAGGAAATCGAAACATGGATAAAAATCAAATTCCCGCTGCGGTGGAAACTCCCGCTGCTGCAATCCCTGCCATCGCAGCAACCGATACCAACAACACTGCCGAACGCGGTATGCAGAATGAACGCGCCCGCGTTTCCGAACTGTTGGCCATTGGTCGCAGTTACGCCGCCCACGGCGGTATCGAAGCCGCCGAAAAGGTTATTAAAGAGGGTGGCAGTGAAGCCCAATTACGCGCCGCTATCATGGCAAACATGCAGACGAAGCCGACCGTTACCGCCGGTGAAATCGGCATGACGGATAAGGAACAGCGTGAATTTTCCCTTCTGCGCGCCATGTCTGCCGCCGCAACCGGCAAATGGGACAAAGCGGGCTTGGAACGCGAAGTGTCGGAAGAGTTGGAAAAACGACATGGTCGCGCAGCGGCAGGCTTCTTTGTGCCGACTGATTTGATTGCCCGCGCTTACAGCAAAGGCAATGCGGCAAACGGCGGCAACGTCATCGAAAACGACTTCCGCGAAGACTTGTTCATCGAACTGCTGCGCAACCGACTTGCCGTTGCCCAGTTGGGCGCCACCGTACTGGACGGCTTGGTCGGCGACATCACCATTCCGAAACACCTGACCGGAAACACCGTTCAATGGGTGGATGAAAACGGCAGTGCGACCGAATCGAACGCCACTTTCGGACAAATGAGCCTGAAACCGAAAACCGTTACCGCCAATACCGAATTGAGCCGCAAATTCATTTTGCAATCCTCGCTGTCTGCCGAACAGTTCGCCCGCAGCGAATTGTTGAAAGCGATGATGCTGGGTATCGACTTGGCGGCCATCAACGGCAAAGGTACCGGCAACGAACCGACCGGCATCCTGAACACTGCCGGCATCGGCGCGGTGGAAATCGGTGCGAACGGCGGTGCGCCCGAATGGAAGCATATCGTCGCTTTGGAAAGTGCCATTGCCGCCGCCAATGCCGACATCGGCGATTTGGCCTACATCACCAATGCCCGCGTGCGCGGTTTGCTGAAAACCAAGCTGAAGGCCGACGGCGTGTCCGGCTACATCTGGCAGGACGGCGCAACGCCGTTGAACGGCTACCGTTGCGCGGTATCAAACCAAATTCCGTCCAACCTGACCAAAGGCACGGCGGCCAACAAATGCAGCCCGCTGATTTTTGGTAACTGGTCTGATCTGATGATTGCACACTGGGGCGTTTTGGATGTGATTGTTGATCCGTACACCAAGTCTACTGCGGGCGCGGTACGCATCACCACGTTGCAAGATGTGGATATTGCCGTCCGTCATGTCGAATCCTTTGCCGCCATTAAAGACATCGTGGCTGCTTGATTGTGAAACCCAAGGTCGTCTGAATTTCAGACGACCTTATTAATTGAGGTATTAAAAATGGCAAAAATCAAAATTATCCCGACCCGTAGTTTTTTCGATGGTGAACAGACGTTTGCCGCAGGGAAAAAATATTCGGTGGACGAATCGGCGGCGGCTGTCTATATCCGCGAAGGTTGGGCAGTAGAAGCGCCTGCCAAAGAGGCCGAATCCTCTGGTGGCGATGGCGGCGAAGATGAAGATAGCGGCAACGTATCCGGTGAGGGCGGCGAGGACGGCAGTGTTTAACGAGCCGCTGAACGTGTTTACCAATCCTGCCGATTTCGGTGAAACCGTGATGATTGGCGGGAAGTCGGTAAATGCGATATTTGACCGTGAGGCAATGACGGATAGCGGGTTCGGTATTGCTGTTGCAAATGCCGACCCGCAAATCATCATAACCGAAGATGACCTGCCTGAAGACGTGAAGTCGGTGGATGTTATCGCGCGCGGCAAGCGTTATGCGGTGGCGGAAACCGATTTTGACGGCTGCGGGATGGTTGTTGTGCAATTGAGGGCGATACATGACAAGCCGACTTACTGAAATCCGCAATGCGGCGACAGATGTGCTGAAAACGAAATTCCAGCGCGTGTATTCCGGGCGTGGTTTCGCGCCTGCGCAATCGCAGTTGCCGTGTGTTGTGGTGTACGTTGACAGTCGCCGAACCGAACAGGAAACGTTTGATTTTCCGCCTACCTACCGGCATACGGTGCGGCTGGTTACGCTGGTTTGCGTGCAGGCTGCTGCCGGCGCGGACGAACTGGCGGAAGAGATGCTGTCTTTGATTGGGCAGTTGTTTGCCGAACATTCCGATTTGGGCGTCGGTGATTTGGAAAATCTGGTACCTGATTTGCTGAATATCGATTCTGACGAAAGCGGCGAAGCCGTTACCGTCTATTATCAGCAAGGATGGCAGGCAATTTATTTTGATACGGCAGTCTGATTTCAGATTGCCTTTAATTTGGAGTTGAAGTATGGCAGTGAAATTACCGAACGGTGCGACCGTTCACATTGCGACCGCTTTGGCGGCGGAGAAAAAAGTTACGGTGGCAACTAATGCTGCCGAATGCGTCCTGACGGTAACAGGACACGGGTTTGCCAACGGCGATTTGGTTTTGTTTAAAAGCGGCTGGGGAAAGTTGAATGAACGCGTTTTCCAGATTGGCGATGTCAAAACCGATACATTCAAGCTGACCGGCATTGATACTTCCAATGCAGATGAGTTTCCGGCAGGCAGCGGTATCGGTGCTGTTCAGAAAATTACCGATTGGGTGCAAGTTTCGCAAATTGTAGAATTTTCGACCAGTGGCGGCGAGCAGCAATATGTAGATTTTGGTTTTCTGGAGGACGATTTTGACCAGCAAATCCCGTCCACGAAATCAGCTATGTCAATGTCGATTAAGATCGCTGACGATACTTCGTTGCCCGGCTACAAGGCGGCTGCAAAATGCAGCGATAAAGGCGGCAAGTGGCCTTTGAAAGTGGTTTTGAAAGGTGGTGGGCTGATTTGCTATAACGGTTATCCCAGCATGAATAAAACCCCCGAATTGGTTCGTAACCAAGTAATGGCGGTAACATTGTCCTACGCCATTTCCGGCGAAGTAAACCGTTATTGATTTTATCGGCATATGAAGGTTGTCCGAGTTGCTCGGGCAACCTTATTTATTTGGAGTATTGAAATGGCAAAACTCACTTTGAAGCCTGATGCGACTTTCCGACATACCGTAAAAATCCCTGTTCCCGGTGCAGAACCTGCGGACGTCAAATTTGAATTTAAGGCGCGCGGCCGCAAGGCAATGAAAGAATTTACCGAAAAGCATAAAGACGGCTGGACGGCAGATACCGTCTTGGATTGTGTTCAAGGCTGGGATTTGGAAGAAGCATTCGACCGGCAGAATGTCGAAATCCTGCTGGATAGCTATCCGATGGCGGTGTTTGCCGTCGTCAACGGCTATGTTGAGGAAGTCTTCAATGCCCGCGAGGGAAACTGATTGCCGCCGCGCGTGCGCTTTATGAGAAGCAGCCTGACGCGGCGGAATTGAATGTATTCGGATTTTCGGCGGACGATTTTTCAGAAGAGGAGACCACTTTTGGCGTATGGCCGTGCAACTGGCAGGCGGTGCAACTGTTTATTGCAGTATCGACGCAGTGGCGTATCGGAATGTCGGGTGCGACGGGGTTGGATTATTCCGCCGTTGCAGCGGTTATGGAATGCGGCAATATCAAGCCGAAGAAACGGAAAACACTGTTGGAGAAAGTCCGCATGATGGAGCTTGAAGTGTTGTCAATGTGGGCAGGCGAACATGAATAACGAAACCAAGATTTATATTACCGCCGAAACAGGCGGTGTCGTCAGCGGCGTAGAAAAGGCAAAACAGTCCATCAAGTCTTTGGGGGACGTGGCATCTTCCCAGGGGCGGCGTATTTCTGACGGATTGGTACACAGTGGCGACGGCGCGGAGAAATCGTCAACGGTAGTGTCGGCGGCATCGAAGCGGACGGAACGGTCTTTGGCTTCTCTGGAAAATGCCATCCGTCGCGATATAGCCGTTAAGATTGCAGGCGGTAAGGCAAACCGAGAATATTACGAAGAGCTTGCGCGCCAGCGCGGTATCGATATTGCACGGCTTAATCCGCTACTGTCCCAATTGGACAGGCATAATACGCAGACCAATCGCGCTACGCAGTCTGTCAAGCAGTTCAATAATGCCTTGCGGCAGACCCCGGCACAAATTACCGACATCGTTACCCAGCTTGCAGGCGGGCAAAGCCCGTTTCTGATCATGATGCAACAGGGTGGGCAGTTGCGTGATATGTATGGCGGCTTCGGCGGTATGCTTAAGGGGCTGGCCACGGTCATTTCCCCTATGCGCCTTGCTGTTGCAGGGTTGGGCGGCGGCATTGCGGCATTGGGTTATGCGATGTATCAGGGTGCGGAGGAATCGCGCGAATACCGTAAAGCCTTGATACTTGCCGGAGATGCAGCAGGGATTACTGCAGACAGGATGCAGGAAATCGCTGTTTCGGTCGGGGCAGCGACGGGCGGCTATGCTGATGCGCGTGCTGCAATTACGGCCTTGGTCTCAAGCGGCAAGGTTGCAGCGGACAATTACGAACAGTTCGCACGGAGTATTACCCTCCAGTCGCAGGCAACGGGACAAAGTATTGACGATTTGGTTGAGAAATATACTGAAATCGCCAAAGACCCGCTGAAAGCCGTGGTGTCCCTATCAGCCACCTACCGGACAATGACTGCCGATGTTTACGAGCAGGTCAAGGCTTTGCAGGCACAAGGTCGGGAACAGGACGCGGTTGCATTGGTGCAGCGGAAATTCTCCGAAGAGTCGGAGGATATGGCAAAACGCGTACTGGGCAATCTTGGGTTGATTGAGCGGGCGTGGAAGGATATTAAAGAAAGTGCGTCGGAGGTATGGGATGCTGTTAAATCCATAGGTAGGGACAAGACCAAGCTGGATGAAATTGCCGCGCTGAATTCGTTTATTTCCCAAATCGAAACCAACAAGAAACATCCGGTTACACAATTGTTTTGGGGTGAAGAGGGCGAGCGTAAGCTGCAGGAAGCCTATGCGCGGCGTGCCCGGTTGCTTGCCGAAATCGACAAGGATGCAGCCGCTGCTGAAGCTTTGCGGAAGAAACAGAAGCAGAACCAAAACCAAACCGAAGGTAAGGCCGAATTGAAGGCTATTTCGGAACGTTATGCCACTCGAGAGCAGCAAAAGCAACGCGAACTGCAGAAAAACGACAAAGCACTGGAAAAGGCGTTGGACGGCATCACGGATGCGAAAAAACGGCAGGTGATTATTGACGAGTACGCCACCAACAGACGGCGGATTAACGAGAGTTATGCCGATAAAAGACACGTCCAACAGAAAGAAAAAACGGATAAAACGAGCTACCCCACTGTTTCGAACGGCTTGAGGATTAAACCGGGAGCCGAAGCGGGCGGCAAAGCGCTAGGCGGGACATATGCCTTCGCGCATGCCATGCAGCAGATGCTGGGAGACCGTCTGTTCCGTTTCGGCGCCTTCCGAGATCGATACCACATTGGGAAAAACAGCCTGCATAACAGTGGATTGGCATTTGATGCTACTCCTTCTCCCAGTATGGGGATGAAGCAGAAACAGGAAGTTGTCGCCCAAATGACCCGTTATCTTGAGTCGTTGGGGTTTAAAAACGGGCAGGATTTTAACCTTAAACTGGAACTTGCCGGACAGCGCAATAAAAACGGTACGGTAGCAACCGGCGACCACTGGCATTTCAACTGGCGTTCTCAAGAGGCGGCTGCGCGATTTGCCGGCGGTGTTGAGGGCCAGGTGAAAAATATGGCGCACCTCGGGTTGTTTAAGGGAGTGGAGAAAGAACCTCTTTCCGGCTACGAAAAATGGCACGAGGATTTTAACCGTCGGGCGGCGGAGGCGGGAGCGAAGCGGGTGCTGGAAATTTTAAACGGCAACCGCGCCATCGGCGAACAGTTGAAGTTGTTGTCCGACCCGACTTTCGGCGAATGGACGCTGAAGCAGCAGGCCGATGCCCGCGAGCTGGCGGAGAAGGCCGACGCGCAGGATAGTTTGACGGCCGCCTCCAAAAAATATTCCGACATAGTGAAGCAAATGACCGACGATTCGAAAGACAAGTTGGATGACAGGCTGTTTGAAATTTCGCTTATCGGCAAAACCCGTGAAGAAATCGAGAAACTGACGCTGGCGAGACTGTGGGACAGACAGATAGCGAAAGCCCGTGAAGAAGGTGCGCCGTTGGAAAGTATCGATTTATTGGAGCGCGGCAAGGCGGAAGGGATGAGCAATCTTTCTCAAATGCAGAAGGCGCGTACAGACAGCGACAATGATTGGCGCGGCGGTATCGAGTCCGGCTTGAAAAGCTACATCGATTCATTCGGAACAATGAGGCAGGCGATGGAAAATGCCACCGTACAAACCTTCGACAAAATGGGGGATGCGCTGGCAGACTTTGTTGCCACAGGCAAACTTGATTTTCGAAGCCTGACTGTTTCCATTTTGCAGGATTTGTCAAAAATGCTGATTAAAATGGCGATTGTCAATGCAATGAAGTCGGCGTTGGGTTATGCCGACGGCGGTATTGTCGGCGGTGGGAGTACGCAGTTCGACGCGTTGTTTTCCGGCGGCGGTTATACCGGTTACGGCGGGAAGTATGAGCCTGCCGGCATTGTTCACAAAGGCGAAGTCGTATTTTCCCAGCGGGACGTACGTAATCACGGCGGCGTTGCGGCTGTCGAGCGGCTGCGGTTGAATGGTTATGCCGGCGGCGGTGCAGTAGGACTGCCGTCTGTTTTGACCGGAGTCCGTTCGACCGGGGCTGGAGGCATGCAGGTCAACATCACTATAAATCGGGACGGTAGCACCGAATCGGACAGCAGTGCCGATACGGAGATGGCGAAGCATCTTGCCGCCGCCATACCGGGCATGGTGGAACAGTGGTATGTCAAGAATGTGTACCGTGAAAACGGTACTTACCATAAATAGGTCGTCTGAAAGGAACCGATCATGACTGAAACATTCCGATGGCGTGTTGCTTCGGATAATAAGGCTGTACATAAATTCGATGTCCGTTCCGTCCGCTTTGGCGACGGCTACGAGCAACGGCAGCCTAAATCTTTGAAACCGAAGCTGCGAAGCTGGGAGATCAAGATAGTCGGACAAAAGGCTTTGATGGCAGAAATCAAAGCCTTTTTTGATGCCCGGCGCGGTGTTGAGCCGTTTAATTGGAGACCGCCCGACGGCGTGCCTGTATTGGTCAAGGTATCGGAATATCAGGAAACGGCGAAGGGTGGCAAAGCCTACGAATTGAGCTGTACGTTTGAGGAGGTGTTTTCATGAATCCGCGTATAAAGGCCATGTCGGGCGTGATGCTGCAAGCCTTGTCTGCCGCGCAGCAGGATGTTTTGGTCGATTTGTGGCAAGTGGACTTGCGGCCGCTGGGTGGTCGGGTTTTCTATTTCTGCAATCAGGTCAACGAGCGGGGTACGGCGGTTGTCTGGCAGGGACAGGCATATGAGCCTTATCCGATTAAGGCTGACGGCTTTGAATCAACTTCGCAAGGCGCGGGCAACCGTCCGACGCTGACGGTATCGAATCTCTTGGGTTTGATTACGGGCGCGGCGGATCAGTTCGGTCAGCTCGTCGGCGTACTGGTTGTGCGCCGTCAAACCTATGCCAAGTTTTTAGATGCGGTCAATTTCCAGTCCGGGCGCAATCCGACCGCAGACCCGATGCAGGAAGTCGTCGGCAAATATTTGGTTGAACGGATGACGGCATTGAATGCAGAAACGGCAACCTTTGAACTCGCCGCGCCGTCTGAATCGGATGGTTCGGTCATTCCTGCCCGTATTATGCTGGCAAATACCTGCTGCTGGCAGTATCGCGGCGAAGGGTGCGGTTATACGGGGCGTGCGGTTGCCGACCGTTTCGATATGCCCACGGACGATGCGTCCAAAGACGTATGCAGCAAAACACTGACAGGATGTAGGGCGCGGTTTGGTGCGACGGCGGTTTTGCCGTTCGGCGGTTTCCCGTCTAGCGACAAGGTAACGACATGATGGATTTGAATTTGTTAAGTGAAGAAGTACGGCGCAAAATGCTGGCGTGTGCTGAAGAAGCCGTACCGTCTGAAATGTGCGGGGTTTTGGTTTTCAGTTATGAAGGCTATGAGTTTCTGCCTTTGTCCAATTGCGCCGAAAGCCCGCATGAAACCTTTGAGATTTCCGCTGACGACTGGATGGCGGCGGAGCGCGTCGGCGAGATTGTGGCAGTCGTGCATTCCCATCCGCGCGGCGAGCCGTTTTTATCGGGTGCGGACAGACAGATGCAGGTCGAAACGGGCTTGCCTTGGATTTTGGTTACACAAGGTCGTTTGAAACTGTTCCGCCCCGTTCCGCATTTGCGCGGGCGTGTCTTCGAATACGGCAAGACGGATTGCGGCACGCTGGTGCGCGATGCCTTCATGTTGATGGGGCTGGTTTTCCCCGACCATCCGCGCGGTGATATAGATGAGGACGCGGCGGCGGACTTTTTGGAAAAGCATTTGGAAAATTGCGGGTTTTTCCGTATTTCAGACAGCCTTTGCGCCGGTGATGTGGTCTTGACGGCAACGGGCGGGCATGCGTCCCATGCCGTCCTGTATTTGGGCAACGACTGGATGCTGCACCATGCCTATAATCAATTGAGCTGCCGTGTACCTTATACCCGCTATTGGGCGGATGTTACGCACAGCGTTTGGCGGCATCCCGATTTCGAGCCGGCTATGATGCAGGCACTTGAGAACGATTTTATCGTATTTCCTTTCGGTTGAAACCCCGCC